TTCTCAAAGACATTATGCTTCATGTTCTTGTTTCCTCCTTCGGTTGTGTCGGATTTATCGGATTTGTCGGGGCCGGCGCCCTCGCCTTTCCCGTCATCGGGGGCCTGCTGCTCCATGGCAGCGCCGATGAGTGCGTACATCACGGTGCGCTGCTTATCGGTCATACTGTCCACAACATCCTGGACAGTCTCGTCCTTCTCGGACTTTTCCGCAGGCTTCTCTTCAGGTTTCTCCTCGGGCTTGGAGTCCTCTTTAGGCTTCTCCTCAGGCTTAGGATCTTCCTTGGCCGGCTCCTCGTCTTCCTTCTTCTTGGTCTTCAGCGGGGGCTTCTCGTCGGAATGGTAAAGACTGATAGGCTCGTAAGCGGAGATGATAACCTCCTGCTCACCGCCTTCGCCATGAGCCATATCCACGAAGTCGATGAAGGCACCGGGATTGGCCCCGGCCACCACCAGACTCACCTCGCGGATGTCGCCGTGCATGACATCCTTAGTGGGCGACTGAGTCAGCCCATTTGCGTAGATAGACAGGGATTCCACATCCCCGTGCTGAACCAGTGCCTTGGCGGTCTTACCGCTGTCCGTGTCGTTGAACGAGCAGTAGGCATAGACGCCATCATGCCGGTTCTCCAGAAGTGCATGGCCCAAAACATTGTCAGGGTCATTGTGCTGGTGGTTCCAGACCAGTGGAACGATTTTTCCGTCACAATGCTTGAATGCATCTTTCCGAATGGTTCGTCCATCGGTGCAAACAAGATCGTTTCGGGTTGCCCAGCCACTAAAGTCATACTTCTGATCCATTTTGAACTTCGTCCTCCTTTGAGTTGGTTTGTTTGGTCGATTCCTCTTTTGGCGCACTCAAGTTGCTGTTCCTGAGCTCGTCCGCCTTCGGGTCCGTCGACGGTGTCATGCCGATCTTCGATCTGATCTCGTTCGAGGTCATAATCTCGTTGCGAGTCATCTTGTCAGAGATCTCAGCAATCTCACCCACAGGAACCAGCTTGAACGGATCTCTGAAGAACATGATCGACTGCTTCTGTGACCGAGCGGTCTTTGTGAGGAACTTCCTCTTCATTTCGTCAACGATGGCCGAAACAATCGGTTCGACAGTTCGAGTCATGTAGTTCAGCATCGTCTTGTCGTCGGCAGATCCATCCATGATGCTCTGGGTCAGTCCTAACTGGCTGTAAAGCATACTCGTTAGATACTCGATCTGGTCCATCAGGTTGTTGTCGACGGGTCGGTTGAGCTGAACGACATGTTCCGTTCCATCGGTATACGCAACACCGAACTTGGAACTGGCAAGTTGTTCCTCGATATCTTTACGGCGTTTTTCAGCCTGTTGACGCCTCGCTTCTGTCTTGATGACATAAGGGAGCTGAATAATGAGGTTGAGCTTTCCGGAGCCGCTCTGTTCATCGATGGCATCGAGAATGTTGAGCTTCCGAATCAACCGTTGCATTGTGGAGTTGTGTTCGTTCATGACGGAGTAGAAGGGATTCTCCACAATGGCTACTGTGCTTTTTGGCACAATGATGTCTTCCTTCTTACCCGTGAGCTCGTTGTAGACATGCACCTTGACATGCTGCGGGTACCAATCCAGAATCTTACCGGTTCGCATCGTTTCGATCTTGAACGAGCCGTTCTCCGGATCAATGTCCGTATCAATGGGGACGATCGCAACGCATCCTTCGTCCAGCATGGACATGACAATGTCTTGAACAAATGCTCTTCCTGTTTGGTCAATGTTGGACTCTAAGGAAAAGCAATCATTCAAACTGCTTTTGACGACAGAAGTAAAGCGACCATCCTCATCCAGGCGAACATGCTGAATGGAGATAGCCGCTACATCCAATGCGATGCGGTTGTAAACCGAGGTGATAATGGAACGCTCATTTCCTCGGCTGAAAATTGGCCGGTCCGGGCGATAGGAATAGCTTGGGCCAAGGTCCCATCTCGCTCCGCCCAATGGGTCAGTCGATGTGAATGCATTCCAGGCATGTCTCAACCGAGTGCCAAATGACATTTCCATTCGGCAATCATCACCTCCTTAGATGAAGTCAACGTTTTTTATTGTCGGATAAATTGCTCTTATCCGACGGTGTAGCCCGCGCTTTATTCACGAGATGAGTGGTAATAGCTGCTCCTGCGACAGGCACAGCAACTTTTGCAGTGGTCTTAGCAATCTTTTTGTTTCGCAGTTCTCGGGCTGTTTTAGCCAACTCTACAAATGTTTCCTCAGAAGTTCCACCGCGCTCTATGGTGTAAAGCAGTTTTTTCATTTTTTCGTCACTGGCAGGTTGATTTTTGAGTTCGCCAATCTTATTTGGTACTATCATATCGTCACCATACTCTTTGACGTATGCGGCAAAGCGTTCTTTACATTTTGCTTCTGTCAGTTTTCCAGCCCGGGCTTCATCCTGAATGTCCATCAATGCTTCAAAAGATTTCTGGAAATCATGTTTCAGCGTTCCAATACTGTCAGCAGAAGCCGAAGATACAGAAGTATCTTTGAGAATGCCGTTGAGCGCATCCTTTCCCGTCGACGCCATATCAGCAACAGAAGCGACATCCTTATTGCCGTACTTCTTAACCAGATAAGTTGCTGCAACAGCTCCAGAAATAACAGCGGCCGTTACACCTACGCCAATGACTACTTTCTTTGCAGTCTTTGACTTGCTCTGTTCGGAATTATCGGAGTCAGATTTTCCATACCGTTCTTTCCCAGCTTCTGTCAATGTTCCGTCAGCATTCTGGTAACGACGGATGCCCCACTTTTGCCCTTTGATACCGTGATGTGCCAAGGCATCCCGAGGCGAGGAAAGAGGTTCGTAATCAGGGAACATCGTGCCCCCCCCTTTTTTTATGTTGATAGGTTTAGCCAAGCAAATCGGAGTACATTTTCTTTAGAAGGTCTTCGTTCTGCCCAGCTAAGGTTTGGAAATCGTAGGTATTTGGAATCTCGCGAACAGGTGTTTTTGCAGTTACGGCCGAAATCGCGGACTTAGCAGTCGTTGCAGCAGAAGAAGCCGTTTTGACTGCTTTCTCCACAGCAGATCCGGTTTCAGATTTTTGGGCTGCGGTTTTGGCTGTGGTCGCCACAGAAGAAGCCGTTTTAACTGCTGTATCAATGACAGCTTTTGAAATCTCAGCCTTTGAAACTTCAGCTTTCTGTACCACCGCTTTGGATACTTCGGCTTTCGAAATCTGAATATGGCTAACTGGCGTTGATGCCACGGAAGTATTCTTGAGAACATCTGCGAACGCATCTTTTCCCGTTGATGCCATATCAGCAACAGAAGCAACATCCTTATTGCCATACTTCTTGACCAGATAGGCGGTAAGAGCGACCCCGGCAACGGCGGCCGCTGTGACAGCTACCCCAGTGGCAACCTTCTTCGCTGTGCCGCTCTTTGACTTGCCGGTTTCAAAACTTTTAGAGTTGTCGGAGCTGTCATCTCCATACCGCTCTTTTCCGGCAGTTGTCCAGGTACCATCAGGATTCTGGTAACGACGGACACCCCACTTCTGGCCTTTAATTCCGTGATGGTAAAGTTCATCCTCCATAAGCGTCACCTCTTCTCAGACCTTTTCAAGAACGGTCTTCTTATAAGCAACTCTTCCGGAAGCCCAAACGCCCTTGTTGAGCTGGCTCATGTCATAGCCCTCATCGGCCAGCGCCATCATGACGCCAACTTCGCCGCGCTTGGCTACGAACTTGACTACCTTTCCGGATGGAGAACGAAGGTCGGAGACCTTTTCGGTCATCAGTTCCGACATCTTCTGGTTGTATGCCGTGATGGCGGCAGAACTCAGCTTCCCATTCTTGTTGAAAGCCCCGGGTGTCTGTAAAAGAGCATTCGCATACTTGTTCAGCTCCTTCTCAGACTTCTTGCGAGCCTTGTCAGTGATCTTGTCACTGTTCTTTTCGGCCCACTTGGTATCCTTCTTGTCCAAACGGGCTCGGCCAGCTTCCGTCAGGGTTCCGTCCTCATTCTGGTAGCGGCGGACGCCCCACTTCTGACCAAGAATACCGTAATGGATGAGAGTATCATGTTGATCCAAAAGTGCTCCTCCTTTCATTCAAATGCATCCGGATTGTGTTTGTAAGCGATGTAGGCATCCATCATAGCAGCGACTGCATCGATCTTCTGCTCAGATCGCTTCTTCATCAGCTTCCGGTTGCCATTAGTGTCCTCGATTGTGATACAGTTGCCCATGGCAAAGGAAACGAGCTGCTCGTCAAAGATAAGCAGTCCTTCCTCAGAGAGCTTCTTGAGCTCGCCGAGGGGGACAGACTCGGTCTTTGCACCTTGGATGACTTTCTCGATTCCATACGGCCCATTCTCAGATGCCCAGCGTTCAACGAACTCCTTTGCATTGTAGGGGTCATAGCCGAGCGCTCGTACATCATAGCCGCAGTTGACGATGTGGTCGTCCAGGTCTTCATAGACTTGCATCATGTCGAGGACTGTTCCCTCCATGATAATCAAACTCCCTTCCTCCATGAAGTCCTCGTACTTGAGGCGCATGGCGGCCGGCAGCTTGTTTAATGTCAGCGAGGTGATGTAGTTTCGGGTTTTAACACCAAACGCACCATCTCGAAGAGGGAACAGGAATGTGAAGGAGCAGAAGTCATCTCCCTGCGAAAGGTCACAACCAAGCGCACAGGGCATCTGCCAGAACTTCTGCCGGCGGTGAGGAAGTGTTTCCTCATAAGTGAAGTAATAGGTATAGCCCTCCATAGGAAGACCAAACCTCTTCGCCAACATATCGTTTCGTGTAGCCGGAGCTGTTTCAGCGCGGTCTACATCCTTCTGGTAGGTATCATAGGTTACAGTTTTGCCAATGTTGGGGTTGGCTTTGACCCACATCTCCGGATAAGCAACTTCCTCAACGGAGTCCAGCTTGTACCACCAGATCGAGACCTGGGGCATAGGCCGACCAACACCTTGCAGAATGTTCATAAGCTCCATTTTGATTGTGTCGCCTGCTCCATTTCGGACAGTGCCCTCAGAGCTGGTAGCAACGATCAGGTAGTCATCCAATTTGGATGCACCTTGCTCAATGGCACCGATGACATCCTCTCTGGCATCAGCAGAGGAAAGCCACTCATCGACGGTGGCCGTCTTGCATCGTAGACCCTGGAGCTTATCGACTGACATAGCTCGAATCTCGATGAATGAACTGGTGATGAAGTTCTCGATGCCCTTCTTTGTAGAGGCCAGCTTCACCCGGTTGGCAATGTTGCCGGTCGTGTTTTGGATAGAACCCTCGGTCATAAACTGGAACACAGGACCTCTTGCTCTGGTGATGGCAGTCTTCAGGGGATTGATAACCTCTTCAGCCTGCTTCATGGTCGGGGCAGTTGTAATCTGGTGGGTCGTATCGCCGTCAATAACAAGCCCGTATGCCTGGATGCAAGTGTCGTATAGCGATTTCGCTGCGCCTCTTCCTACAATCAGGTATTGCTTGTTAATCAAACGCTTCTTGATCTTCTTCGTGACATAGCGGCCTCCATGCCCATCTTTGTTGGGCTCATAGACAGACCGGGTCTCGAAGTAGTACCAACCAAACACTTCCTCGCCCCAGAGCTTGAAGCTGTCCAGCATGTGAAAGTCTGACCCATCGGTCAGGGTAAGCTCTTCCTCACAGAACGCAATCCAACCTTCAACAGCCATGTCATCGTAGTAGTACATGGGGTCAGCGATCAGATCATCGATCCGGTTCATCTCCATAGAGATTTCCTTGTTGACGGGGATCTCTCCACGGAGAACTGCATCACGGAAGGCTCCGTAATACTTTGGGGTGGCAGTGTTTGATAGCATTTACTCACCCCTTTACAAGCCGAGCACTTTTCTACCGACCAATACAAGGTCTGAGAACTTCTGCTCGGTAAGGGTAGTGCGGTAGGTATCCTTGGGGACGACTTGCTCCATGTCGAAGACAATGACCGGCGATGTTGCCTTGAACCCGCCATAGATAGCACCATTGGTATCGAGGACAGCGCCATACCCAGCTTCTTTGCAAGCGTTGAAGAACTTCGTCCGCTGTGTGGTCACATCGTTGCCCTTTCGAGCATCGCCTGCGCCATCATAAGGAATGACATAGTTGAACATCCGATACAC